ATGGTGAAAGAGGTATTATTGTTAAACCCACTATTAAGAAAAACATTTCATGTTCTTTCGTTAATTGGTACCTTTATGTTTGTTTTTGGGGGCCTTTATCTTTTTCAAAAATACACCATTGGTCTATTATTATCTCTAAATGAGTTAAAGATACAAAATTTCCCCATTCACGTATTAATTTACACTTTTACCACACTTTTATTTATGAAGCGTTATGTAAAGTTGTCAACTCCATACCAGTAACTTTTTAATCTTCCTCAGATACTTTTTTAGGAAGATTTTTTGTTTCTTCAGGAAGCTTCAGTTTTAAACTTTCTATTGATCGTAACAAGTCTAACTCTTTTAATTTATGAGAATCTTTTTGTTTTCTCAATTTTAAAAATTTCTCAATAAGTCCTTGTGAAGAAGCTTCCACTTCTGTCTTTTCTTTTGTGAATGAACCCTTGATTGTTCCTCCAACAACAAAAGTTAATACAATTCCTATGCCAAAAATAGCCCATGGAAAATTACTGGAAATTAACTCAATCACACCAGGTGATTGGACTCTTAACTTTAAATCAATATCACTTTTTTCAAAATCCACATTTTCATCTTGAGGATTTTTAAGAAGTGGTACAATATCTAGAATGTTATTAATGCCGTTGATTAAATCCATAGCTGGAATGTCATTCTCTTGTTTGACCTCTAATACTAAATGAGCAGTACCTTTTTTAATATAAAAAGAATGCAATGTTCTATCTATTACTTCTGCATATTCTGTTGCATTACTAATAGTAAGGTGTGTATGCATCATTTTATATAAATATGGATCGAGTTCTGCTCTTCTAACAGTTTTTAACCATTTTACACTTCTTCTTTTTGTAAATGGACATTCCCCTTCTTCAATATCGGTCTCGCTAATCTTTTCAATTTTTGTATCAGACAAAATAATTCCAAATGATATTCTATTTGAATTTGGACTTGGAATCATCACGACATCTCCAGGAGAGAGTTCAAATAAAAATCGTTTTATTTGGCTATAAATTAGTCCAGGCTTTTTATTTTCCGGATATGCTTCTTCAATTTCTTTAATAATTACAGACCTATCTGCTGTTTTAAATTTTTCAAGATCATCAAATTCATTCCATCCAATTGATATAAAATTTTCAAAATAAAATTGTTCATAGTATTCCCCAGATTGTGTACGAACTAGCCAATATTTTCGTTTAGCATCTATCTGCACGACAGGTATATCATATTCTTCAATTAATTTTTCTAAATTCAACAATATCTCCCCCAAAAAGTTTATAGGGAAATTATATCATATCCTGTAAATAAAAAGGGAATTGATATTTACATGACTGTGATAGTACTCAATCATCATACGGCCGGTACTTCTTCCGACCAGCTTCCAGTTCTTTTTTTTGTGCCTCAACATGGCTCAGAAGAAATAAACTCACTGTTCCTACTTTCTTAACCGGATTCAATTTCCCAGAGCTCACAAGAGCACTCAAACGCTGCCTCGTGACACCGAGCAATTCTCCGGTTTCCGCTGCAGTCAGTACTTCTTTTTGAATAAACTGTATCTTTTCATTTTCTGTCATGTCTGTTCTCTCTCCAAATTAGAATAAAACCTTTTAGTATGGTGACGATCGCAGCCATATATAAGATGACACCTGCAATCTTTCCCAATGTTCCAGCTGTTTCAAAATCAATTGCAACAATACCCACTAATATAATAAACAACGTCGTCATATCTAATGTATTGTAGTGCTTTAAATATTTTTTCATATCATCGTGGACGTGATATAATGTAGGAGCAAGGGGATTACTCCCCTTGTCTTACTATGTTTTAGCGCTTCTTGCTTGTCCGGCGGGAGCGCTTTTTTCTGTTCTTCTCTCGCTTCTCGCTTTCCTTTTGCCAAATATCATAAATATTTTTGACAATGGTTACGATTCCAGCGATGATAAGAACTATGTTTCTGATCTCGTCCACTTTAGCACCTCCTTTCGATACTTTTATTATACCAAACCTATTTACAATCGTCAATAGATATACATGAAATAATCTCCTTTAATGAAAATTTTTTATTCATATCTCCTCAAAATAAAAATATAGATAAACATCCTCAATTCCTTTAAAATGGAATCATCGTTTAAATCTAGGAGGAAGTTATGTCTTTATTTTATTCACTATTTGCAGCCCTAATGATAGTTGGAATATTCATAGGGTTGTGTCTGCTTGTTTTAAAGTCTACTAGAAAATTTGGAATTCAACTTACGATTGGATGTTTGTCAATCCTGCTTCTAATGTCTCTTGCAAACAGATTCATTTTTAAATTTGGAGATGAACATGAAGCAGCTATTACTCCACAAACATTTCATAAAATTAAAGAAGGCATGACTTATGAGGAAGTTAAGAAAATAGTTGGCGGGAAAGCTAGATCAGAAAGCAATTTATATGCAGGTTCTAAAGAATACGTTTATTCAGGGAAAGATGGGTTAGAAAGTGGATCAACAGTTACTCTGGAATTTGACGATGATGAATTAAATTTTATATCTGAAACAGGCTTAATTAGTAAGCGAGAAGATGAACAGAATGAAGATAAGGATACGACTACTGTTATAGAAAATGAAACAGCAGAAGATCAAATCAATGATTTAGTTGAAAACAATTTAAAAAACGTCTCTGTCGATAAAATTGAATTGAATCAAGATATGAGTAAAAATAAAGAAAAGCAATACATAGCATTAGTTCATTTGTCATTTAATCTGAAAAATACTCCCGAAAGAGCAAAAAAAATAACGCAGACGTATAGCGAAGATCTAGCTGCTCGAATAGGCGACAAAGTAAAAAGTGTTGACCAACTGATCATATTTTGGAAAATTCCTTACTTAAATGACAATGCCGTCCTCGCAAAAAATTCATATGTAAGATCTGGAAGTCATTTCATTATTGCCGATCAAGCATACCAACCACCTTTGCAATAAAATAAACTAAAGATATGTGTTTTCAATGATCAACCTTAAAGAGTCTCATACAACAAACAGCCCCTTCATCTGATAGAAGGAGCTGTTTTTTTATTCATTCAACAAGGCAAACCATGCTTTCTGATAAACTTTTTGGCCAAACCCTTTAAATATAGACTTCGTGCTCTTAGACAAACGTTTTCTTGTCTTTTCTTCAGACATGATTTTTATTACCCTGTCTGCCAATTCATTTTGAGTTTTAACTAGATAACCATTTTTCTCGTTCTGTATCATATCTTTAGGGCCGTATTTAATATCATATGACGTTACCGGTGTACCTGCAGCTAAGCTTTCAAGAATGGATAGTCCAAATCCTTCAGATTTTGAAGTGAGTATTGAACAAGCTGCTTTTTGATAAACCTCAATTTTTTTGTCTGTGAACCCTTTTAATTCAATATTTTTCGTTAAGTTTAATTTTTCAATTAGTTCTTGAAAGTATGTTTCATGCTCGCCCACGCCATAAATTTCATATTTCGCATCTGGAATAACATCAACTACTTTTTTGAATGCCTTTATAGCTTCCTCTAGACCCTTTTCTTTATGATAGCGGGACAAAGTTACTGCTAGGTGCGGATTAATCTTAGAATTATCCTTCTCAGTGTCAGGTTTACTTATTCCATGTGGAATAACGCGATAATTCAACCGCTCTCCAAACTCGTTTGAAAAGTCATTTTTTTGTTCCTCAGTCAAAAACACAATCTGATCGAATTTATCAGGATTCTTGAATAAAGCATTATATTGTTGACTTAATTCAAATTCACCCTTCTCATTTAAATCGTAATGATTAGTGTGCAGCACAACAACTTTTCTCACATCAGATAATCTTTTATCCAATAATAAACTGAAATTTTTAGGGTTGTCAGACATGATGATTGGTGATTCAATCTCTTTTGTTCGATTAGCTATCCAATATGCCGCCAGGTCTTCTAGGTTCTTAAATTCTAAAGGCTCGGGATAGAAAAGATTGCAGCGGAATATCTCTTCATCTTTAGGCTTTAACCATGTTGTGAGATAACATTTTCCATCCTTTCCGAAATAACGGTCTAACTTTGGTTTGTTGCTGAACAAATCCATTTGGCGTTCACGTACTAAATAACCATCCTCGTTATATTCTTCTCTGCGAAGCCTATGTCGAGCTTCATTCATGTAATCAATATATACAAGCCGTCCATTGCTATCGAACTTTTTGTACTTTACATACAGACCATCTTTGAAGTAACGGAAAGCATTGTTTGCTTTAAAAACGATGAAGCCTTCTTCTTCTTTATTCGGATTCCCTTTTATACGATGATCTTCTTTACTGCTCTTAGAAGGATCTAGATCATTGAATAAATTATAAACCTTCACTCTTTCATCCAGTTCATTGGTATTATAAAGATTTTGAATGATACTTCTATGATTCTTTTGAAAAAGAATGGTTAGAAATTGAGTTTCTTTATACTCTGAAACAAGTGTATTCGCTCTATGTATTGTTGCTTTGGTCATACCGCCTCTTTTTGTATTTAAGGAATTAAACAAAAAAACCGGACTAACGAGAGACATATTTTATCCCCTTTTCATATTTTTTCACTAGATTATATTACTATAAATGAAATTTTAATGAAATAGTCATATAAAAAGAGAATAATTACAGGAAAACCCTCCTTGTATAAAGAGGGCTTTAGTTACTTTAATAATGATTCAATCTTAACTCTGGTTTTCGGCCCATAAATTCCGTCAGGAGTTAAACTATTCATCACCTGAAATCTTTTTACTGCATTCGCCGTCTTCGGTCCATACGCACCATCAATACCAAAATTTTTTGCGTTTTTATCCGGATAATAATGAAGAGCCGCTAACGCAGTCTGGATCTGTTTTACAGACTCCCCTCGGGTTAACGGGTTTGTGACTTTAAAAATACCCGCAGGCAGGCTGAATTTTGATTTTTGAGTGGTTTTAGGCTTTGAGGCTTTTACCTTCTTTTTGCCGCCGTTTTTCAGCTCGTTATCGCTTTTGATATAGGAGACATTCACATATCCGTGGAATGTCTGGCCTTTTGAATTGGTGTATTCAACATATCCCCATCCGTTGACAGTTGATCCAAGCTGATATTTTACAACCGTACCATTCGGCAGGTTAAGCACCATGGAAGAAGAGGCACTCCGTTGTGTACGTAGAACAAGTCCATCACTTGCAACTACCGTGTTTTTGATGAATCTTCCTGTATTTGTATGGGTAACATCTGGATTCGATTCCACAGGCACCGTTACAACCGCGCCGGCCATTCTCTTTTTAACACGGGTCTTAAAATCGGCAAACCCTTGAGAGTTGCTCACCCACGGGGCCGGGCAGATTTTATGTGTGATATCGTAATGTCGAACAATGTCATTGATTGGATCGAGTTTATACATTTTGCACAGCTCGGCACAAACTTGTTCTGCACGAGCGATGGTATCCGGATGGAAAGTGCCGTTCTTTTCAATACAAAGCTCCACACCGATAGATAAGAAATTTGCATTCGGTTTCAGCGCCGCGACACCCCGGTAAGGTTGCCCGTTGACAAATTGCTGAACGTCATTCGCATGATAGGCCACCTCATTCAACGGAATGATGCAAATAGCCTCTGTACGATCGACAAAGATATGTGCAGATGCAAACGTCTGTTTTTTCTCAGATAGATTTCTGTTCTGTGCGGGGAGCGTTTGACCAAAGTATCTATAATGATTGGCAGCGGGGGCGCCGGGGTTTGCTGTGTAATGCACCACCAGTTTCTTCACGCCGTTGTTTTTGATTCCCGGCCGCGTCCATTTGTTAATATCAATATATTGGTTTCTGTATGCTGACATAAAAATCTCTCCTATTCTGTTTTTGAATACAAAAAAGCAGCCGGATTAACCAGCCGCCTGATCGTCTTTTTCTTTTGTCTGATCGTTGTCGCTTTCAATTACGTGAAGCCGGTCAGTGATGACGGCCGGAATTTTAACGCCGATCTGTGCCAAGTTTTCCGTGATGGACAGGCCCTCATTTGCGATATAAAAAAGAACGGTTCCAAAGGTCAGAACACCGTTCAAATTTGTTATCGTATCAATAATGTTTGCGACGATGACCACCATAAAACTGAGCATCTTCCGGACATATCCAAACCACGCGCTACGGCTCCGGAGCTGCTTCATTTTCCACGCTTTGATAATGCCGGTGATGACATCCAAGATGCTGAGGATCAGAAGCAAGTCAAGGTATTTCACCTCCCCGAAAAGATATGTTCTTGCGATCTGTAAGCTTTCAAAATTCATCCACACGTGTATTCCCTCCATTTTGATCACCTCCTTCGAGGCAAAATAAAAACACCTCCGGGGTGTTTATCAGCTCCCTGTCCCGCCCACATCCACACTGATTGGCTGTTCTGTAGCGGGATAGGTTAAACCAGTGATTTGTTTATATTGCTCTTCAGTAATTCTGTTCAATTCAACAAAACGGGCGACATTCGCGTTTGTATAATAATTCCGGCCCCAGCCATAAATGGTCTTGATATTTGTAAACCAATCCATTATGCTTTTCCTCCCTCTGCCAACATAAGAAGCAAGTCAGCCAATATTCTTGACTGTTCCTCGGCTGCGCTTTGAGCTTCTGCCAACTGCTCCATAATGACAGCATTCTGCTGTTTTAAAATATCAACAGCCGTTGGTCCCTGAACATTTTTTGCGTGCTCTAATATAGAATTCTTTTCTTCTCGTGTAGCCGATTCTATCCATACCTGTTTTTTAGGATCAAATTTCGCCTTAAAAAATGAAGGTGGTTGAATTAGCGTGCAATTTTCAGGAATAATATAATTTCCTTGCTCATCTACTTCGCCAATAATAGAAGGTCCGATAAAAATAAAATCTTTTCCATACTTGTATGCTTGAATCATGTTGCAGTTCCTCCAGTTTGTAGCGGCACAGATACATCTATATAAAAACCATCTAATCTATTTGAATCAAGTGGCGTTGGATATTTAATCTTTAAGTCACCATCATCGTATACAATCAAATTTGCCGTTCCCCCTGTTCCGCTTAGAGCAACCGAAACGACAGCCCCTCCTATCGGCGTGTACTCAACTGGTATTGACCCAAAAATAATTTCAGCATCTACCCTTACGTGACCTCGTAATAACAACAAAGAACCCGATTTTGCATATATTGGCGTGCGTGTCCCCACGGTAGCACCGTTTTTCAGCGTAATATTTTGCCACACAGGATTTTCAAAATCATTATTTGTAATAATCCGTTTCCATCCTTTAAAAACGCCGTCAGTATGAACCGTGGTATGCCACAAAGTGTTATCATGGCTACGCCAAGCTATGATGGACTTTCTTCCGGAATCGCCTTCGATAACATCATAGTTGAACCAAGAACTATCATTTACAACAGGATTGTTTTTAACTGATGTGCCATTCGCATAATAATAACCTGAACTTAACGCTAGAACGTCTGTCTCATTTACTAATTGTGTTCGTTTTCCGTCATCATTTGTCAACTTCGTCATCTGGCCGCCATTCCACTTGTCTTTTTCAGTTTTTGTTACGTGAATGTCCGTTTTATCGGCATGAACATCGACTTTTGACTGCGCCCCTTCCACTGACTCAAACTCACGCCATGATGTCCAAGAATCCGAGCCTGAGATTTTATTCCGCATAAACTTTCGGCGGCCTAACGACGTTGAGTCGCTGCTGCTATAGGACGTATATTCCTGATATGCATACGTTCCGTAGTTGTGGACGAACAGATACCCGTTATTATTCACGGGCGCATTTAATGCTGTCGTGACACTGCTCATATAGTATAAGCCTGTATCCGTTACCGTATTGAAATCAGCACCGCTTAGATACTTCGCCAGCCCATTATCTTCCGTTAATTTAAAGAGCTGTCCTGCATTCCATTTATCCTTTTCAACTTTTGATGTATGTCTTTCCCCGTTGTTATCGTGTTGTCGAAAAGCATAGTAATCAGCTTGTTTGATATTATCGACTTTATCAAGTCCAACTTGTGCCGCAGTAACCTTGTGCGGATTTGAAGTGTCAGAGGTGTGTTTGTCAAAATCCTCTTTCTTTGCTTGTACGTCATTTGTTACGGCAGATAGCCCTATCTGCGCTTTTGTTACTCCATGTGGGTTACTTTTATCCTTTGAATGCTTATCAAGATTTGCCTGAACAGCGTCAGCCTTTTCTTGCGAGCCCTTTTTCGTTTCAACAGCTTCTAGATCGGCAAATTTCTCCCGTAATTCCTCAACGGTTTGACTAATTTCTTCAACGGTTTGGTTTACCCCGTCTCTCAGCGTTTCAAAGTCGTCAATGTAGTAGTCAGCTGTCGGAACGATGTTCTGATCTTCTAACGTTTTAGCGATAGAAAAGGTGAAAAATGAAGTTACCAGGGATTGTCCGTTTGTATAATATAGTTTGATTTCAGCCTTAACAGTTCCGTAATGCGTCAGTTCCTCATCAGACAAAATGTATTCAGCCGTACCATTGACTTTGTCTATAAGCGTAAGACTCTTTTTATAAAATGATCCGTCAGCATATAGCAGAACGATTTTTGCATCCAATGCTGACAAAGGCAACGGTACGCCATCCTTCACAAAAGAAAAGGACAGCTTGGCGCTGCCCGTATCTTGCGTCATAAATTGTATGTTAGTGGTTCGACCGTTTGACCGTCCGGCATTAATATCGAATGACACGCTCCCCGTTTTATACATCTTTGATTCCTCCCTTAATGCTGCGGCGTAACTAGCATCTGCGCTACCCCGTAACCTTTTTTCACATCGAACGGAATTTTGATTTTCATAACAGTTCCGTATCCGGCGCTTTCCGCCTTTGTTGCAACACCATGGATGGCAGAAACACTATCGCCGACTGTTACCGTTTCGTCGATCCTAACGAAGACTTGACCGATCAAACCGATTACATGCCACTCGTCCCTTTCCTCTCTTGGTTTGTAATCCGCTTCAGGCTTATAATTCGGATTTTCAACAGGGATCTTAAGAATTTCATTTCCATCATTCACCTCACGATAAACCAGTCCGCCAAATTCATCGCGAAGATAACGATCATTCCAATAAAACGATGCTCCACCGAGCACAACGCCGGCTGTCTTTGAAACAACGCCAAGAATCTTGTCCCCTACATGAGCTTTACGAATCTTATCGCCTTCTAACGCAACAAGATAAGATGCCTCAATCTTTGAGCCGTCGGCAGATTCAAAATACTCCGCTAAGTCCTTTAAATTAGACACACTTTCAATAGCGCCTGTAGCTCGAACAGTTCCATTTTTAGCATTAAGTTCAATCTTTTTATTCGCTTCTGATGCGCTGCCATCACCATGCCCCATCGCAAGGGAATAAGATTTACTATTCTTTGTAGCTTTTGAAAACATAACACCCGAAGAAGCTCCGTCTCCGGTCGTATGCGAATCGTACGAAAACATTACACCATTTCGTGATCCTTCTGTAGATGCTCCACCTGCGTTACCAGCAATCAGATTTCGTTCACCCTTTGCAATTGTTGATCCGGTATTTGCAATGATAGCACTGTAATTCGTAAGTGGATGCCCGGAAGATGTTGCTGCGCGGAAACCGCCTTTAACGTTATTAGGAACGACAGAGTGCTTTTGGTCACCTAATACTGCCGCGTTTCTATAGCCATAAGCCCTTACTGCAAGGATGTTCGTTTGAGTATTCGGCGACGTAATGCCCGCTATACCATTCGAGCCGTGCAGTAAACCATTAACTAAATTTACATGGTATACGCCGCCTCCTATTCCGATCCCGTTAGGTGCTGATTCATGGCTTGCAAAATCGGAAATGAAGACATCATCTGTTCGTTGATCGCCGCCAACAATCCGAATGTCATATTCAGCAGTTTTAAATCCAGTTACTTGAAGATTGGTAACGTTTATCTTTCGACTTTTATATTGAAACGCAATAACTGAATCTCCTTTATAGTCGTATGTCGGATCCCCAATCGCTGTAAAACCAATGATTTTCACTCTCTGATATGCCGAAACAACTAGCGCCTTTGGAGCTAGTCCTTCATAAAGCGAATTGAACCTTGGTTCTCTTGACGTGCAGTCTACTAACGTCACATCACGTGCAGTCTCACTCCACGGATCCGTCGCTAAATGATGCCCAATGTGTCGCAAATCAAATGATCGGACGTCCCGAAAGGATTCATGACCTCGAATATGGACGTTACAAGGTGCCGGCCATTCTGCATGGGCCTTAACTTCTACCCCGCGGACGTTACCTTCAGTATAGTTATCAATCACCCAGACATGCTTAGAACCATCATCTACTTCAATACCGTTTGAATTGGCACCACCTTTACGATGTGCCTTCCCGGTAGGGTTTGTCATAACATTATGTGTAATGAAAACGTATTCGCTGTAGTGTGTTGTAATGCCATCGTCACCATAACCAGAGCCAACACAGCGGTCAATCCAAATATACTTACTGCCAGTTGCGGTATAGTTTTTAGCAGTTATATCATATGTCGGTGCAGTTATATCGAAGCAATGCAACCCCGGATTAATACCCTCAACTTCACGGATGATACCGAACTTGACTTGCGCAAATGTCAAGCAGCTTGAATGTATCCCGCCAGTCGCCCCTACACCGCCTTGACGTTCCGGATTCCAATCAAGAGACATACCTTCAACAACAATATTCCGGTTGCCTAACGTATGATCAGCATTTGTAACAACCCACTCGCTGGCCGGTGTATCTTCATGGAGCTTAAGTGTAGTGACACCCATACCTTGACCAATCATATATGTCCAAGATGGAAGTTTGACTCCTTTAACAACATATGTGCCGGCTGATAACATGAGGCGAACCTTACCAGTACCAATTGCCCTTTTAAACGCTTCTGAACTATCGGTTTCTCCGGTTGGATCAGCACCGAAGTCATCTACATTGACAGTTCGTTTAATCTTTTGGAGAAGCTTGTTATACTCTTTATCCAGCCGCTCCTTGAGCAATGGAGTTATATTTCCTTCAGCATCAACCCGCGCATCCACAACTTCTTTTACATTTGTTCCATCAGCATTTAAAATCAGGTTGCGTATCCGGTTATATAGACCATCGATATATGAGCGTAAAGAAAAGCCGCCATGGTCAATTTGCTCCGACGAGTGGGCTTTATTGCTCTTTTTATGGCTGTTTATCTCGTTTTCAAGACTATTCAATCCGTTTTCAATGGTCTCAGCATCTGCTCTTTGTTCAGCAATATACCTTGCGTTTCTAGTGGTGTCATAATCCTTGATTAACTTGAATCCCAATGTGTCACTCTCCTTTCAAGACAAAATAAAAAACACTCTTAAAAAGAGCGCTTCTAAATCATCATTCTCAATTTTTGCACATAACGCTTTTGATCTTTTAATCGCTTTTCTTGCTCCATCCGGATATCCTGAATATCTTTACGGAAATTAGCAAAATTCAATGTTGGCTTTGCATATGGATTTAAGGGCTTATATTGAATGGAAAGCAGCCGGACATCGTCTTCATAGGTTACGCCATAAACTGTATCAGCCAACACATGAAGTGTGTCTCCTTTCCAAAAATCATCTTGTATGTCAAGAAGCTTTGGCTCATAGATGTATTCATAATCCACTTCGATCTCCATTTTCGGGTAAGGATTCACGTATTTTTTAAGCGCCTCCATCATGCTGGACTCTTTTTTATAACGCTCGTCGCGCAGTGGCTCAGCCCACCGCGGCATGCCATCAAGCAGGAACTTATTTTCGTCAGGGTGCTTGTAAAGGACCGGCTCAAAGACGTACTCCGTTTTTTTGCTGTCGGTGCTGCTGTTTTCCTTTATTGCTCCGTATCCCCGTGCTCGGGTAGAGCAGCCGTCTGTCGATGTTTTAATTTTAATGCCGGGCATATTATAACGAGAGTCGAGAGTGTGATTGATACGCTTTCCCATCTTTTTATAAACGTATATCTTGTAATTATCCACATCAAGCTCTAAGCCGTAGTCTTCCACAATTTCGCTTATCAGCTCATTCGCGAACTTATCACCAAAATTCTCCTGCTCCACACTTTTAAATTCACTTTCCTTATCTTTGAAAATGTAAGAGAATTTCGTCCCCTTCAATGTGAAATCAAGCATTTTTCGTACAGTCAGTGTGCCGCTGATCGTCTCTTCTACATAATGATTGTTCAAAACGGCAACGAAAACATGGCTTGCAGAAACTTTCTTGCTGAGTGTTTTTTCCTGATCAACCTCAACCATCGTAATAAAGTATTTTTGATGGTTGAATTTTTTTTCGTCCAAATAAAGGATATTGTCATTTATAAGCAAATCATATTCAATGCCATTATCAGCAGTCCGAGTGATCGTAAACTCTATATCTTTTTTTCCGGTGGTATCATCTAATAAATCAGGATCAGCACCGATGACTTCGACCACTTGATTTCCGTCTTGGCTGGAAACATGCAGCTGAGGGAAATAAACGTCTTTCGGCAAATTTTGATTCAGCGTAATGTCTTTACCATCATATTCTTTACTTGGTATGTCAGGCTCAGGATCTGGTGTGCCTGGATTACTCGGTTCGTCTGGTACTCCTTCTGATGTATCATATTTCGTTAATTTATAGGTGAAAATGAGGCTGTTCAATTTTGTTGCGTAATTTGGGTCGGTAGCATACCCGGCTTTGACGAGAGCCGCAGTTGCTTTCTGATAATCTGTTTCCCCGACAACAGCTTTATAATGGTTTTTGTCCCAGCTAAGGCCATTCAAGTACAGGTTCGCCAAGTCTTGTATAGATTCTTTCCACGAAGGGTACTTCCTGAATTTAGCCGGAACTTGTACGTTTTCTCCGTTGATAACTTCCCATGTTTGCATAATGACATATTGGCCGTTGTATTCGCCCTTCATACCGAAAAGATTGTGCCCTTTTGTCGCCAATTCGCTTGTGCCCCAAGCGCTTTCTAAGCATCCTTGTGCAATGATCAGTGATGCGAGAATACGGTGCTTTTTATATATTTGCTGGGCATCGCCGGCAATCTCTTTAATAAAATCTGTATTCGCCATATAAACCGCCTGCCTTACAAGTAGTAGAACCGTGTGTCAAATTCTATGACAAAATCATCGGCATTTTGAATTTCAAACTCATTCCAGCCAATTTCGAGATTCGGCAGACGTCCAGATGTTTTTATTGGTTTATTATTGAGCAGCGCGTACTGCTTTAAAAATGATACCTGCTGTGACTTCTTCAACTCCTGTTCAATCGTTAATTTCTCGCCATTAGTATGATTGATTAGCGTTACATTCTTCCCCTTGGCCTTCAATAGGACGTTATACGCGTGATCTAGTGGATTGATTTGGACATCTCCGGAATTAAAGACAGAGAAACGTTTCTGATTCTTAAAATAATAGGCCAGGTTGTCATCTGATTGCAGGTTCATACCAATGTTCCAGTTCTCTCCTGACTGATTCTGCGCTGTTTTGGTTGAATGCTTAGATTCTGCCATTCCGGTAATATTGGTAAACTCGACAGAAAAAACAGCATGTGTTTTCTCCTTTTCTTTGGAAATGCTGAAATTCCCATCACACATAACAAGGAAACGGCGATTCGGCCATAAGTCAGTAGAAATATAATAGGCAAATGGCTTCACCAATAAAGCATAGAGCTGATGCCTAAGCATATAAAAATTGTTGTGGATTTTTGAATTCATATATACTTCTACAGTGACTTTTCTTGATGAATAGGTCACATCACGTGGATGCTGTGCTGAGATAACACCATGACGCCGCGGGATCGTGATTGTTTCCCGATTGATAGCCGGCGCTTCTGCCAAAAAACTCAACACTTCAAATTGAGGGAGCAAGCCGTCAAGGCTCTGCTCCCCCAATCCGTTATCAAAATCCAAAAATAGTTTTACCAAGCAGGCTTACCCCCATTTCTATATTGTTTTCTTCTATATCGGTCAGCGCTTGTTTGGTCTACTCGGGCCCCGTCAATATAAGTGTTGTTATCTTTTAAGACCAGCTGTTGCAGTAGCTGAATGTTCTGCTGGAGAGCGTCAATCTGCTGCCCCATCATGCTGATTTGCCTTTCTTGATTCTCCACGACCCGAGTCATATCGATATTGACACTTCTATCATTTTCAGGCTGTGCTGCGGATGCTTTTTGGAGTAATAGCAAAGCCTTTGAGATCATCCCTTCTTGCAGTGAAGGCAGTACGCCAAGCTCACGCCCAACCCGCGCCCACAATCCGATATTTCTTTCGCGGTATGCCGGATCTTTCGTAATGGTGGTTTCATCGTACCCTCGTTCGTTGAGGACGGCGAGCTTGGAGCCGCCGCGCCCCGGAGAAGTACCGCCCTTTGCATATCCCACATACGGGCCGCCGCGCGCCATTGATTTCAAGCCGGGATGATTTGATATATCTCCATATCGCCCTTTGATGTAATTAATGGCCGCCAGAATGTTGTCCACCGGATTAAGTATGTTGTTATGACCCGGAAATGCGTTAGAGGAAAACGTACTCGGAATGGTCTGCATTAACCCCCTTGACGGGTTTCCTGCTCTTGCATTGGAATCTGTAAGGTTAATGGCATTCGGATTTCCTCCTGACTCTTTCATGGCAATCGTGATTAAGCCGGGAACCCATGAAAACGGGACACCAGCAATGCCGACCGCTTCCGATACCCATTTTTGGACCTGGGCAGATCCGGTTGCTCCTTTATAGGCATCTGCCGTAAAAAATCCCACATCCGGCAAGACCCCTTTTAAGAATTGAAGGGCACCGCTTTTTAGCGTTTTGAGAATACCAGTCCCTAACCCGTCTATTCCGGTTCCTGTTTTAAACGGGATCATGCCTTTGAAAATGCTGCTGATTATCTTTTGCGGCCCTTTGATAATCATATCCATAACGTCAGAAGCGACGTCCTTCGTTTTGCCAATGACATTCTTGCCGACAGAGACAGCGCCTTTCACCAGCTTTTTCGACCCCTCAAACGCATTTTTGAAGAAGTTTCCGACCCCATTTGCATAACCGGGAAGCCCTATGGCAGCTGCTTCTTTCGACTGAGCGTGCGGAAGAACAGACGTACCACGCGGAAGATCCCACACTTGCGGGCCGCCCATTCCGACAATGTAAGTGCCGATGCCGGGCGTGTGAGCAAGCTCCCATCCTTCTTCGCCGACTAATGCCCGGCCGCCTGGGTGGAAGTCTGTTCCTTTGGCATAGGATAATCCTGGTGCGATTTGCATAGAGGAAGGCTGACGGTTGTCGTATCCAGCAGGTTTCCACTCTGGAATAGTATCCATGTGCATAAATTCTAAAATATTATTGATCCAACCAGTAACAGCATTAACCCTCTCGGCCAAGTCAACTTTAAATAAATCCCATACGCCGAGTACTTCTCCTGTTTCCGTATTAACCTCGCTAATATGCCCAGCAGCTTGTTTTTTTGCCTCTTCCACGACACCTTTATGAGTTTCCTCTGCTTCATTAATTGTCTTTTTAGCCTGGCTCCTTGCGTTTTCAACGGTTTTATCGTGTTCTTTTTGAGAAATTGACCCTTTTACATAACGTTGCTCATCCGCGGCATCAATAACGGCATCACGTTGTTTCTTAGCTGCTTTAATTGTTTTCTCTTTTGCCTTGTTACTGTCTTTTATAACAGCAGCCGCTTGTTTAGCAGAAAGATTAGACGCCTCTTCTTTTAACTTTTTAGATATCTTTATCTGCTCAGCCTTGCTTCGTGAGAGCGCAGTCTCCATTTCAGCAAGCATTTCGCCTTGAATTTTTGCTATTTCTTTATTCTCTTTTTCCGTTGTTTTTCGATTTTCCCGGGCGGCAGTTCTATAAATTTCATCCACTCTATCAACATACTTTTGAATCTTCTTTTGTTTTTTCTCGTTATAGGCATCAATTTTGCCAATGATTTTATTTTCTTCTTTGTCAGACATTCCGTTATTAGAAGCATAAAATTCTTTCAACACTTTAGTTGCATTGGTCGCACTGGTTTTGTATCCCGTTTTTAGGGAATCACCCATATCTTTAAAGCGCTTTGACATGTCATCTGCGATGTCGTTCGTGATGGTAGCATTGGTCGCTTTCAGGGTGTTCAGCTTGGCTGTAACCTCAATGTTCATGTCTTCATAGGCATTGACGGCTTTTGCTGTAGATTTTGATACACCGTCTCCAAAATCAATTGTCGCCGGAAGCACTCGTTTCTTTAAATTGTCATAATACTTAAATCCGGCATCAGCTAAGAGGGTCACACCCGTAATGAGCGCGCCGACTGGTCCGCCCAACAATCCAAGTCCGCCACGTAAAAGACCGACAACAGCAGTGCCTTTTTTAAGTATGTTAAAGAGGCCGAAACCGCTTTTTGCAAGCTTCGTAAATCCGCCCGCTCCTTTTACTGCACTTAATCCTGTTTTGATAATTCCGGCGCCGAACTTTAACAGTTCAGGGGCAAAGGTGAGAACGAGGCCGGCAATTGTCCCGATTGGACCGCCGAAAAGAGTAAGCCCAGTACCGGCCACACGAGAGGCGCCGCCAAGCCCGCGCATCGCTTTCGAGCTTTTATTTACCGATTGCTCCAGCCGGCCAACTCGTGTCGTTGCCACGGTGTTTGTTTGGTTGAGCCTTTCCATTCGGGTAGCTGCTACCGTTGCGGCAGTGGAAGTTGTCGCAATACCAGCTGCCGCTGTTCGGGATGCGGCGCCTGCCGCAACGGCTTCAGTCGTATAAACGCCGAGACTTGCCGATGCCCGATTGACGTTACCGGTTAAATATCCCCCCGCCGTACGGAGCATGTTCCATCCTGCTGCGATCTTCGGTAATGCCCCGATTAACAGCAAGGCAGCCCCGCCAAAAAGAGAAAATACTGTTACAGCTCCGGCCGTAATAGCAATTGTGCTTGCGACGGATTTCGGTAAGGCGTCGAACCATGTCACTAATGAAGTCAGGCCGTCAGTAGCAGCTCTGATGATCGGTATAAACTGGTTTCCCATGGTGATGACGGCATTGTTTGTTGCAGATTTCAGATATTCTACAGATCCGGCCAGGTTGTCCATCTGCGTGTCAGCCACTTTTTCAGCAATACCGCCGCTGTTTTCTATTTCCTTTGTGAATTCTTCCAGCTTATCTTTACCTGCATGCATGAGCGTGATAAATCCAGATATAGCATGTTGTCCGGCCAGCTGTTTAGCGATCCGGATCTGTTCTGTTTCAGTATAATTTTTTGTTTTCTCTGTGATCTGCCCCATGATGTCGGCCAGCGGGCGCATCTTTCCGGTAGAGTCTGTCACTTTTAAACCTAATTCTTCAATAGCCGAAGCCGCAGGTTTAGGCGGAGCCGCTAAACGAGTAAGCGTCGATCGAAGTGCTGTACCCGCCATGTCTGCCTTTATTCCGCTGTTTGCAAGAATACCGGTTGCCGCGGCCAATTCTTCCATACTGAGACCTGCTGTTTTAGCAGCCGGAGCCGCATATTTCATCGTTTGGCCAATCTCCTGCAAAGTGGCATTGGAGTTCGTGAACGTATACGTCATTGCATCGGCAACACGGTTTGTGTCCTCTGCCTTTATATGAAATTCGGTTAAGATGTCAGAAACGATATCAGCCGTTACGCCGAGGTCGGTTTGTCCGGCGGCTGCCGTCGCAAGCAAGCCGGGCATAGCGCCGATAATTTGGTTCGTCTTATAGCCGGCCATCGCTAAATACTGCATGCCTTCGGCTACTTGCCCATCCGTATACTGTGTGACGGCGCCAAGATGACGGGCTGTTTCTGTTAATGATGCCAATTGATCGTTTGTTGCGTTCGCCAAGGCGGCGACACGGCTCATATCTTTCTCGAAGCTCGCTGCGGCCTTAACGGTTGCACCGATCCCAAGCGCTCCGGCGGCACCAATTCCCGCTAATGCCTTTCCTGTGGCTTTTGCAGATTTATAAACAGCGTTCAGCTCTTTTGATACATCCTTTGAATCCTTTTTAAAAACAGAAAAAATTCCTGCAGCCCGACCGCTGCTGTCTGACATGGTCTGAAACTCTTTGCTGACTTTATTCAGTTCTTTGCCGAGATTCTCATGAACCGCAATAGCATCATTCAAACGCCGCGCCTGAATCTGTGTCTCTCGGTTGTCTTTTCCTTTTTGTCTGACCAGTTCTTCATACCGCTGACGGTGCTCTTGGACCAACCGGCCTTGAATCTTATACTTATTACTCAAGCCCTCCATCTGCGATTGCAGGAGCTTTGATTGATCACCAGCATTTTTATAGATGCTTCCGGCTGCCTTCATTTCTGAATTGGCCAGACGCATCTGCCTTTTTAAGCCTTCAATACCCCGGTTAAATCCTGTATCATCAAGGCCGACCTTAACGACCATATTTCCTATTGGTTGAGCCATATGTATCCACCCCGCTTTCCTGGCAAAGATTCAACAAAAAAAGACAGGCTATAAGCCCGTCTAAAAGAAGACATCTTCAAATTTCACTTCTTCTGGTTTATTGGTTTCGGTCAATATCTCTAAATAGTGATATATGTCCATCTCGTCAATTGCACTCATACTCCACCCTTGTTGTAGGAGAGTGGCGTAAATTTCATTTATCTGCTCTATTCCGCGCTCGTAGGTGTATTCTTCTCCGTCTGTTCCGGCAAAAAATCCTGATCAGCATCCTCAATTTTTTTATAGCCGGCAACTTCCGAGAGAATGCGGCTTATTTCCTTAGTCACTTCAAAAGATTCCAGCCCCTCAAATAATTGATCGTAAGTAAATTGGTTCCGGAATAGCCCAACAATAAATTGCAGCTGTTTTTCAAGAATCTTGATGCTTTTCTCCAAATTTTCTGCTGTTTTTTCAGCTTCTGCGTTCAACCGTAATGCTTCAATAAGTGTTTTCGTATTTGTCCGAGGTGCAATAAATGTTTTCAATTTCTTTTCATCTTCGAACCATAGTTTGATTGAAATATGTTTTTGAGCCATGTCGACTCCTCCTTTTAATTGTTATAGAAATTAAAAAGGAAGCACTCTGCTTCCCTTTTTAAGCGCCAAGATCAGTGCTTTTACTTGCTTTGGGTTCATCTTTAGATGAAGTGTAGGCGTTGCCGTATACCTTTTCATAAAACTTGTCTAAATCGAAATTAGGCGCGTCTTCATCTGCGATGATTTTATACACGTCATCCTGCTCTCTTTCAAGAAACTCCGCGGACAATTTAGAGGTCTGGAAGTCTATTTTTTCTTTTTTTGTACTCCAGTCATCATCCGGCAAAGTAAATCGACCTTGAACTAAGCCTACATGACGTTTTTTTCCGTTTGCTTTGACACCAAAGAAGGTAATCGCGATCCACGGCGGAGTAACGTTTTTCTTGAAAAGATATAGACCGTCTTTGGTTTCCTCTATCCCAAATAAATTGACAAGGTGTTCCGGCGGTACGTCTCGCATTTCTAAGTCGAGTTTCGTTGAGCCAGTCGAGACAGCTAAATCAGCTACTTTGTTATCTGCGTACTGTTTTTCTGTAGATGAATCGGTTGCCATCTTTGCGTTGATAGCATGCGGATAATCAATTATCTTGCTGGCGATCCACAAGCCTTCTTTTTTGATTAATGGTGAATACTTAACGCCTTCCAATCCCACCATAGAACTGTATTCGGGCATGATAAAACCTCCAATTATAATAAAATATTGGCCTCGAACCGATAACCTTTTCGAATGAGGCGCTCAGATTGTAAAAACTCATTAATAGGACCATAAGTCTGGAAATCAAAAGTTCCCATTACATCAACGACAGCAGCCATTACGGATTCACAAGACTGATTGTGGTACACATCAATCTGATATAGCGTGCTGTCCTGGATGGGCTTACCGTCTGCCCATTTGGTTGTTCGATAATCTAATTCTTGTACGACAATATAAGGCGGCTGGCTTTTTATCCCTTCCGGCACTGCCAATTCATAGATATTGCCGGGGTCAACCAATGATAAAAGCGCCGGATGAGCTTCCAGCGCTTCAAATAAACTGTTTTTCAATTGTGCAGCCCGTTCGATAAGATTCACAGCTTGTATCCCGCCTTTATGACTTTTTCCATTGCATCAAGCATCTTGCCATTCGCCTTTAGCATACTCCGGTGAATAAATGGATTGGCAGCTTGATGGAGCGTGCCGAATTCCGGCAAGTGAACACGGAATTTTGTATCTTTTGTAGGGCCTACAACTGCGTAAATCTCTCCGTCTTCGTCCCGCCTGATACGGCTGCCGACTATAATATCATCGTCAATGTGCGGATGACTTCCGCCAATGGAAGAGCGTGGAGCTTCCTCATTAATTTCCGCAGCCAAAACAGCCCCTCCGGCTTTCACTGCTGCTTTATGAATCTTTTCATCCTTACGGGCCAGATCAGCAAAAGTAGATTCAAGCTCCCTAAACCCTTTCAATTCCAATTCAAAGTTCATCAGCTCACCACATTCGCTTTAATCGTAATGAAATGCCGCCGCGAATAATTCGGTAAGATAGCCTCAATTTCATATGAAACGCCCTGAAAGACGATTCGCATATGTTCATTGATATCTTCCCGGTGCCGGATTGTAAATTGAACTGTTTTTTCTTTTTGTATGGCCGCTGCAGCATAATATTCCCGGCCTTTTAAGCCCTCCGCCTTTGCCCAGCATTCAATAACTGTTTCCCAGCTATCATTTCCCTCCACAGGCAGACGGCCGCCGGGCTTCTTTTTTTGAAATTGAATGCGATACCGCATATCATTTAGCATTGGCCTTCACCTCTGGAACCGTGTATTTCAACTGATTGATCATCATAGTCAGCACTCCATCAAGATTGGATGTCGTGCCGGCAATCTCCCGGTTTTCATACCAATGCGTCACAAAAGCTTTTACACACATAGCTGCCCGTGCTGAGTTATTCGGAAATGTAAGGCCAGTAGCACCTGTTATATGTTCTTTTGCTGATGCGATAAAGTCTAAAATCAAATCATCCTCCAGATCACCATCGACCCGGAGGAATTTTTTCACTTTCTCTAATTCTATTTTTTCTGCTTCTGTCATCTGACTTCATCAGCCTTTCATTCTGCTGAAGTAGTGGGTTTCAGCTCATCAATTTGTTTTTTCATATCATCAAGTACAGCTTTTACTTCACTGTTCAGATGCTCCAACATGATGCTGCCAGTCCCAACGTTTTTGCTGCGAACTGATTTTTCGCCCAGCATTTCATGTGCAATGCTACCCTCTCCAATGACTGCCGGCTCGCCCGGTTCACCTTGTGGGCCTGGTTCGCCTGGCTCGCCTTGGGGTCCTGGAGGTCCCGGTTCACCTTGTGGTCCTGGTTCACCCGGATCACCCTTTAGGCCTTTTACGTAGAGAGGATTTTCTTCGCTGTTATCAGCAACCGAAATGTCAGTGATCGGCACTCCTTTACCGTTGTCCCTCGCAGAAGTTAATACACCGTTACTTTCGTTCAGAATATTGTCTAATTTCGCCATGTCGATCAATCCTTTCAATTTTTATTTTTACTTTCCAAGATCAGCAGACTGTTCAGGCGTTTCTACCTTTGCGTCTTCCCCGACGACAAGATCAGTGACAATGACAGCTGCTTCCGGATCTACTACTTTTCCGTCGAAACGTTCAATGCCGCGGAAATATGTCTGATCCGTAAGAAAAGCGTCTCCGCCTACATCTGTAGATTTGATTTCGAATTTTTGACGGTCAAACATGAAATATGCACTTTCAAAATCACCGAAAAGAATATGAGTCTTTTGTGTCTTGTCGTCAGTTACAATTTCGTCATAAACCTCAACCGGACGTCCGAACAAAAGGAAGCTGTCTTCGTCCCTAGGATCTTGAGCTAAGATGCCTCTGCCGTTTTTATCTTCAATATTTGCCAGAGTTTCAAACGCTTCAGTATTCATAACCCACTTTGCATTTTTACGATATCCGCGTTTAATCTGGTTTTTAACCTTGCGTAGAAATTTAATCGTAATTACAGATGGCGCTTTAAGCGTTTTGTATTTGTCGCTGGTAATGATGCCTTCAACATTCGTCTCCCCACCTTTTCCATAAAAGACTTCATCATTTTCTGTCACTACAGCGGATTCTGAGAGCCAGTCTACGATCTCACGAACAAAGTTTACAAAAGAATCATTTAATAGCTCGCTAGAAACAGGCAAAAATCCGGCGAACTTTTTAACGTTGTACCAGATTTGTTCAAATTCCATGTTTTTTAGTTCTTTAATTTGTTCTTTCTCGGCTGTATTATAGAGTTTTCCGGCTACACCTTTTCGGACTGTATAACTCCCTGATGGAGCAGTTTTAGGCACAACGCGAACCAGATTCCGAACGGAATTTAATTCCTTGATGGATTTCAAAATCTCTTTTGAAATATCGTCCGGAACAGTATACCCGCCGTCTTTATCACTTCCAGAAGACAACGAGCGATTTTCCTTCAGAACACGCTGCATCATGCTTCTTTCTTCTTCTCCGAGGTCATGGCTGCGTCCGGTCAGCACTTTAAACCAAGCATCCCGGTACTCATTTGTGGCTGTTAAGATGTCGCGCTGTTCCGGTTCCTCATCAGGTTTTCGTTCAAGTTCCGGTACAAAGTTTCGCTCTTCATCCAAAGCCGGCAGTTCCAAGCCGCGTTCTTCTGACATCAGTTCGATTTGTCTTTGCAGCGCCTTCGCTTCATCAAGCATGCTGCGGGCTTCTTCGGACTTTCCTTCATCCAAAAGATTGGATGCCTCTTGTTTTTTCTGTGTGAATTTTTGTCTTAATTCACGTTCTTTTTTTGTCATTGCTACTGGCATTCAGGTATCCCCCTTATATTTGAACATAAAAATAGACCTACAATGTGAGGTCTAAAAGCTCAAGTTCCATTTTCAATTTTTCAATTGGGGCAGTCCGCATTTCTTTTAACTGCTCCACTTTTTCTAAACTGCGTTCACCAATCACTGCCTCCGTATCGCTATAAGCAGGCGTCGTTACGAGAGAAATGTCAAAGATACGTTCGATATTATTGATGCGGCGTTCATAAATGTCCTCTTCATCATTATGTCGCCATTCGTCCGGATCTCCTTGACTGTAATCCAAAGAAAAAGCAAAAGAACACTGATTAACGACTCCGCTTCTAACATTCACCATTAAATCTTTCGCGTATGACGTGTCTGTAGGGATAAAACGGAATTTGAGACCTATTGCGTCTGTTTCTAGCTCCAGCCTCCCTACGTCCTCAGAAACGGTATTTCTCGCTAAGGGATAATCCTGACGGTGGTTAAAAAGAGCGACTACGTTAGAAAGGTCTGCGGAATCCAGAGCATTCCGGCTGATGATTTCTTTAAACCATCCTCCCAACGGCTCGGACCATTTTTCGAATTTCAAAGCGTACCCCTCAATAAAATGCCTTTTCTCTTCGCCTTCGCCGGCAGAGCGTAACTCAATTTTCGTTGTTAGATGACGTACTTCCTTGCTCATGTTTGCCATCACCTCCTTTACTTGAGCCAGCTTTGTTCATTTGATACTGCTCCAATGAATCAAGGAAGGTATAGTTAAGCGACACAAGGTGCCTATCACCGTGTTCAATCGCATTTTTCTCTTCCAGTGCACGAATTTCATTGATATTTAAGGCGCCGATCCGTTCCATAATTTCGTAATACTCGGCCCTTGATTTTGCATCACCGCGCAGCTCGCTGTTTACATTGAATTTGATGTAAAATCCTTCATTTATTTCACCATCAGTAAAAAGCTTTGTGATGATTTCCTGTTCAAAGGATACCAGCCAAGGATGCAGCGTATTTTTCACATACTCAATGGACTGGTGCTCAATATTGTTGAAAGTAGCACGATCCAGTTCATTAATTTTGTGCAGAGGGACTTTATAGATAGACGCAATTTGTGCTTTGTTGAATTTCATCGACTCCACAAATTGCGCTTCTTGTAAAGGCATTGAAATTGATTCATATGAAAGACCGGCATCAATAATTGCGATGTTGCGGCCCGCATTGACTTTTTCCCATTCATCTCTAGCCCGATTTTTTGCGTCTTCATCAATTAAGGTTGGGACTTTCAATATTCCCCGGGGAGTAGCATCATTTTTATACAATTTCGCATTAAATTTGGTTGCAGCAGACTGAGCACCGATATGTTCCCTTATGACGCCTATCGGACTTTTCCCGTTAATCCCGTCTTCTGTCATACCCTTGAAATGCAGGACCTCATCCGCATACAATTCAACACTTTTTGAATTAATGACCGTTTCATACCACAGTAGACCGTTGTTCGGATTTACATAGGCCTGTGTATTGGCTGGATTTAACGGTAATAAGGCTATGATTTTACCTGTTTTATCCACTTTGATATAAGAGTAGGCATTTCCCCAAAGACAGACATGAATCATCATTAGCTTTTTCCATGTGAAAGCCGTCATGTAACGATTAGGCTTCAAATAGAGTAATTGAGCAACAGGATGTTTCATGCTGCTGATAATATCACCTTGGCGACTTTTGAACGTATGGACTGAAAGCTTAGCAATGTCATCAGACAATACATTCACACATGAATAGACATCAGGATGAATTAAGGCGGTTGATTCGCTCACACGTTCACCGCTGGCCGTCTTTGAGCCGCCGAACATATCAATGATCCAGTCAGGAGGGTTCGCAAGATTCCAAGTCTCTAATTCATTTGATCTTTTTGAAAACAGCCCTTCCAAAAACAATCAATCACCCCCTTTTTTTGCTAATTAACACCGCATAAAATATAAAAAAGACACCCGTCGTCAAAAGACCGATGTTTGTATGCAAGCGATATGCGGCGCACGCTATAAATGCTGCACCTGTGATAAAAAGAAAATCGTTTAGCAGAAGCAGCATGAATGCGAATATTTTTTTCACGATTACACCGCCCTTAGAAAGAGAATGACGCTGATTTGATATATGAGTTCAGGTCTACTTCATTATCAGTTTGAGAAGCTCGTACATAAGCATTAATCAATGCGGCCACAGGATCAATCCGTTGTGTTGATTTGGATTTATCCAGCATGATATTCTCTTGAGCATCTACTTTGGTTACTGCGTTCCCCATCGCCCAAGTTAGCAGTGAATTTTTCGGATGAATGACTTTTTTCGATTTCACCTTAGCTCTGAAGCCTTTAGTCGGTTCCGATAGAGTAGCAACACCCTGACGAATTTCAATCATTACATATCCGTCCGCCTCCATCTGCTGAGCAAACTGCGTCGCATTGTATGGATCATATCCAATTTCTTTGATACGCCAGCCGTTTTCCTGCTCCATCTTTTTGATGTAAGCCCTGATGTAATCATAATCAACAACAGCGCCGTCAGTTGTCGTAAGCCATCCCCTATCTTTCCATGTGTCATACGGGACGTTGTCGGTTTTCATTCGCTCAAAAAAAGTATCCTCCGGCATAAAACCGTGGCTTTCCACAGCAACCCGACCATCATCCAAAGGAAAAACAAAAGATGCTGCAGTTAAGTCAATTGTTTTTGACAAGTCGATTCCGACGTAACACTCCCTGTTTTTTAGATCCGGCATTTTGTCAGAGCCGCAGTCAGTCCAGGCCTGCATATCCATATAGCCGTTTTCTCGCATGTTTACCCAGATGTTCATGTTTTTTGTCATGAAATTTCTCATTTTCTCCGGGACAGCAAGCGCGACCTCCAATTCCCCACGTAAATAATTCAAACCGTGCTCATTGGCAGCGACAATCGGATTCGCTTTAATCCAGTTCTTTTCATCTTTGACGTCATCGCCTTTATCAAGCTCATTGACCATTACAAAATATTGCTCGTTCTGTTCGACCTTATTCGGGTCCAGTATGCGAGACACGTAGTCATATTCCACACGATAAGCAGGATTATTTAATTCAAAGCCGGCCGTCGTAATAATTAACATTAATGGCTGGGCGCGGGCGGCCATACCAGAGGCCAGGACGTCATAAATTTCTGAGGTTTTATGAGCATGGTATTCGTCTATGATGCCGCATTGCGGGTTAAACCCGTCTCCGGTCTTCCCGGCATCTTTAGAAAGCGCCTCAATTTTCGACTGTGTTTTGGGGTGCTCAATTTTCCCATATGCAATCCGATATTTTTTTTCCGGCTTGTTCAAAAGGTCGCTTTGCATGATCTGCGCCTTAATTTCATTCCAACAGATTTTTGCTTGTTCGGTTTTTGTAGCCCCAATGTATACCTCGGCCATATATTCATCGTTGGCCATCGTCTCATAGGAACCAACACAGGCCAGGCTCTGGGTTTTGGTGTTTTTACGGCCGACCTGCCAATATACCTTTTTAAATCGGCGGTAGCCGGTATCCTTATGCACCCAGCCGTACACATTACCAAAGATGAAAATTTGAATAGGTTCAGGAACAATATTTTCACCCTGTAATGGCCCTTTTGTATGTTTAAATTGTGTCATCCAGTAAAGGAACCGACGAGCTTTTTCGTCATCAAACACATATGGGAATTCCCTTGTGCCTTCCCTACTCACATCATTTAAAAAACGATGGCAAGCCCATATGTGTTTTTCGCATGCCACAATCTCACCCGATATCACATCGCGCGAGTAATCAAGTAGAAACTGTTTGATTGTATTCATACATTTTTAAACTCCTTTTCTGCAGCTGTTTTCTCCCGTTCTTCTTGTGTACGAGTGATAGCAAGCTTTGCCCGGGCAGACGGAGTCAGGCCGAAGTCATTAGCAGCCGATTTCATCTGATCATAATAGTTTTTTTGCCGCTTTAATAAAGGGTGTTCTTCCCCTATTAACTTGATAGGATTGCCCTCTTCATCCTTGCCTTCTGTATGAACCATAATCCCGTCTTCTTCAATCACTTTTGATATAGAGATATACTGAGAGTAGGCGTTGCAGTAGGCGGCCAACATGCTGATGTCCGCTTCCGTGATGATCTCGACCTCAGCCAGTAAAGCAGCAACTCGTTTGAATTCTTTTTTCCCGACTTTATCCAACCACGTTGGCGGTTTTATATTATCGGATCGCATTTTCATCTTTTTCTCGTGCTCAGCCCGGGCTGCCAGCTCTTCCGTATTCTTTTTATTTGGGTTTCCCTGTATCAATTGAAGCGTCGCGGATTTTGCAGGCCTCGGCATGTACTCACCTCATTTCGTATCAAAAAAGTTGCATTTTTCGCTTGTTTTTTTCGCCAATCGTGTTACGATGAAATCAACAACAAAACCAGTCGTACCAAGCCCTCTCGGCAAATTTGCTGAGGGGGCTTTCTGCTGTTTCCGGAACTTTGAAAAGCGGTGTTTGTTTGCAGAAGGGGGATCGCCGTTCTCCGTTCGTTTCCCTTCCAGAGATTTGTTAGGGGGGAGGGGGTCACTTGGCCTTACTGCCGTGAGCCTTGTTGTGACAGGCGTTACACAAGCTTTCAAGGTTCTTTATTTCTAATCGTTTCGACCAATCTTCCTTTACTTCCACAATATGATGCACCATGTCAGCCGGAGTGAAGCAATGATCTTTCAAACAATGCTGACAGAGATAATTGTCTCGTATCAAAGCAAGTTGTCTTGTTCGTTTCCATTCAGTTGATTTATAAAAACTTGTTATTGTTTTGTTTCTTGAATATTTGTTGTAATGTTTTGTTTCTTCTTGTTGTTGTGTCTTGTGTGCATCACAGTACCTATCCCGAGTAAGGGCACGGCAACCACGGGCGGCACATTCCTTTAGGGGCTTGGGCGGCATGAACTTACATCCTTATTCCTTTGTTTCGGTGTGAATGCCAAAAAGAATTGAAGTTCATATACATTGATCCCCTCAATACTCCTTCATTCTGTCCCGCCATATCTATGCCCTTACATGTCTGTATCTCTTTTTCTACGCTCTCTCCATACTGTGCTATGAATCCCATCATGCAACCTCCTTACATTCCCTCTAAACCGACACCGTACTCAAGCCGTTAGCCGCCAATTGTCTCCTTGAGATTTACCGGAATCAGTTTACAGGGAATATAAAAAGCACCCAAGCAGGGTGCCTATTGTTTTACCTTATTTTCAAAATCATTTATACGAGTCATGAAGTAATCCAGATTCCTATCAAAATAGTGATAGTTAATCAACATTATCATTATTAACAATCCATTAATTGCCGAGAGAATTAAAGTCTTATCGTTAATATAACTAGTGTCAATGTATAACACCATTACTATGATGGTTATGAAAGAAAGAATTAGACTTGCAAGCAATCCCCTTCTTGCATGGAGTTGCCCTAATCTATAACTATATATATCTTTAATTTTTGCCCCTATTTCTCCTTCTTCGATAATTCTTTTGTCTATCTTGAATTCTTTTCTAAAGTAACGGCGCCATCTTTTATTTTTTTTAGTATACTGGAGAAGTACAAACCCAAAAAACAAACTCACTTGATGGATAAGATGACCTAAGATTATTCCAAAAGCAGCAGCGAATGCCACAAAACCAACAAGCGGAAAATCTTCCGAGTTCAATTTCTGAAAGAACTGATCTGGATGATTAATTGCATAGAATGCTGTTACAAAAATCATATATACCCATCCCGGCATACCCCATCTAACTAAATATTTCGATTCGAAATTCATGTCCATCGCTCCTCCCACTTTATTATCGGTTAAGGAGCATTAGAAAGGAACTATTCGCAAAATTTGTCGAACGAAAGTCCTTTATTAATAGGTGGCAACTGTAAGACGAAAAAACATCATTTTATTATAGATGCAATTAACGTTTCTTTTTATAAGCCGCTATATCTTTTCTTAAGAAAAGACGATCTCTATTCGTCGTTTTGATAGGCTTCAGCGTTCCATGATCAACTAGCTGTTTAAGGTTTTGGCGACTGCATCCGATGATTTCAATCGCTTCCGAGGTGGTTATGACTTCTTTATCAAAGAACTCTCTCAATTCTTCGACATCACTAAATACAAACTTATCCATCCTTTGAATTCCTCCATTTCATAACTACGTTTATAATCGTCAGCGTGAGCCAGATAACTGCTAGCACTATCGATATTATGTCCAGTACAGTCAAGTTGTTAAAGTCCATACGAGCAAATTGTAAGCAGAATAAGACGAAAAATAACAGTGTTGTTGAGTCTAATATTTTTTTCATTATCTCCGAGCATGGAATTTTAATGGTTTTGTTTAAGACCCATTAAGATGTTATAATACAAGGAGGGGAAGTAATTCCCCTCATGGGTTATTTGCGACGTTTCTTCTTGGCGGGAGAACGTCGTTTTTTGTTTTTATCACCCTTTAGGTCTTTGATGTTCTTGATCAGTGTCGTAATCCCAACGAGAATTCCGACTAACCAAGCTGTATCCCTAAGGATGAATTCAACGATTTCCATGCTCGTTAACACCTCCTTTCGATACTTTAATTATAACACTTATATTTACCACCGTCAATATAATTATATGAAAAATATTGATTTTTTTCCAATAAATATTGTTCATTGCATAAAAAAAGCACCCTATTTTTCGGATGCTCATTTCCGTCTCTTCTTTTGAAAATCCAAAATATCCTCTTTCAGAAAAAGCCTGTCCCGAGGCATTTCTTTCACTGGCTCCAATTCGCCGGTCTTTACTAACTGATTCAGATACTGACGGGTGAACCCTAATATCTCAAGCGCTTCGCTTGTATTGAGTATCTCTTCATTCAAGAATTTCTTAATTGCATCACGCTCTTTAGGCTTGTACATTTTTGAATCATCCTTTTTTCTCACGATATTTCAAGTAAAGGGAAAATGCTTTTTCAATGATTGAAACAACAAACAAAATGATTAGACTTATATCGAGAGCCGTTTTTAACGGTCCCGCTGCCACATCCTGACGGAAGAACAACATATACGCCAGGGCAAGGAGAACAACAATATCGGTAGTAGACTGTACACTTTTCATTTTTTTGAAAGTGGCTGGCTTTCAAATAATGTCTTTATTTTTTATTTTTGTTATACTAGGAGCAAGGGAGAAGCGCTACCTTCTCCCTCGGCTCAAAATCATCTGCGCTTTCTTGGACGTCTGCGTTTTTTGATTTTGGGCTTTTTTGTTTTAAGCTTTTCCCTGATGATGAGGACTTTTTCAACAACTGTGAGAGTTGTGAGGATAATCCCCAGTACCAATGCGATTTCAGCCACTTTCTTTCCCTCCTTTCTATACTTTAATTATACCCCAATAACTTTACTTACGTCAAGTTATTTAATGGGCCTTTTTCATTATTTATCCAATAAAAAAAGAGCCTATTCACGCTAAACAGAATAGGCTGTGATCTGCTCTATTTTTCATTTTCAGACGGGAACGTTCAATGTTCTTCTGCACAGTTCCCTTTTTAATCCCCAATAACTGCGCTATCTCTTCGAATGACATGTTTTGCACAGCATGCATCATGAATATGTCTTTTTCTCTTTCTGTGAGCACGGAAAGAGCATCAGCGATTCTTTCTTTATCCCAATCACTTACTTCTCCCTCAGCCTCTTGAACAATTGCGTATTCTTCCGGGAGCGCATCAATTAAGCGCGGATCAGCAAGAATCGTCCTTTGATATGCGTCTCTTCTGTCAGTACCTCGGCGGGCGCCGGGCTGTCTTCCGTTCTGAAGCCATTCAAGAGTGAATTCAATATCACTGATCATACTGCCAATTATCTTCTTATCGTTCTTTTGTTCAGCTGTCATTTCAACTCCCGGTGTTTCCGAGAATGACCGGTACATCTTTCTTGCTTCTTTTAACGCTCTTTTATATTCAATGATTAAATCTTGCACTTTTCATCATTCCTTTAAGTCAAAATGAATATGTATCGTTCCAATTATTACTTTTTTGTTCAGCAATATATTGGCGTCTAGATACCTCTGAAACTTTTAAGTTGAAAGTTTTGACCAAGAAGGATTTCAACTCATTATAGAGTTCTTCTCTGCCGCAAAAGATATTTACAAGCTTTCCGTGTTTATAAGCGAATCCGTATTTCATCCTAAACTCCCCTTCTTCTTTCTGTGTTTAAATGGTCCGCTCTTGCCTCGTCTGAGTATTTGCTTGTTTAGGCCTTCATCGTCGCTAAAAACCTTACAGAACACTCCTAAGCGTTTTTATTAGGCTTTTTCATTACTATTTCATGCCGTCCTTTGTTCAAATAAAAAACGGACACCAATCAGAGCACAGTAATTTGTGCAATGATCAGTGTCCGCAGGCTTTCCGTCTTGGACTATAAATTTTTTTTTACTTTTTTAAAGTCTTACTATAACCAAATTTAATCATAAAGCTTATTAGGACTATAACTACTATGGCAATCGAAATATCTTTAATCATTGACAGGTTATTCTGAAAAAAACCAGATAACTTTGGATATTTCATTATTGTCATATAACTAATTAGACAAGCTATATAAATCAATGAAGTAGTAGTCATGTTTCTTTTTATTTTATCCATTTCTTTAATTTGCTTTATTCCTTTATCAAATGTAATTATGCCTTTGTCAGTTATAATTGGCTTAAACTCCAATTCTTCATCTTGTTTTGTTTTAATATCCCTCTTAAGATCTAATAAGTTGTTAGATATTTCGATTTTCTGATCTATAGAAAGAAAATTAGTTTCGGAAATATCTTTAATAAGAAGATCTAAAATATCATCAATGCTATACAAACTATGTTGTTTAACTTTATTTGATTTAGCATTGGCAGCGGATAGTGACTCCAAAAGAGGTAAAGAAGGATTTTCTCCCTCTGATATAAAATCTTTCAAAGTATTAATTATTTGATTATTAGCTCTGTTAACTCTTTTAATATAATCTTTTCTTCCAAAAAACTTTGTTAGGGAATTTACAATAAAAGTACTTACTATTGCAGTTATTAAACTAACAATCCAGGGGTTCGTTATCCAATCCATTTTCAACAACCTTTTTAAAATAAATCATACTATATTATGAAAAAATTTCATAATATTTTCGTTTGTTCATTCAGAAAAGAAACCATCCATCCCCTTTACTTTTGGGTCACTTTGACGGATGTTATTTTTACAAATCACTGATATATTTTGCTTTTCATCCTTTCATCCCTCTATCCCAGGCAGGACAGAGATTATAAAGAACACAACCACAACTACCGTGCATATCAACCAACTATTCATTTTATCCCGTTTTGCAATAATTGTTTCATCACCGATCATCTTTAAATCATCTGAACGCGCTACAAGAACCGGTATATATTGTTTGGGAACTTTCAAATAATCTGCTGCCTGTTCGACGGTCATCGCTTCATCTTTCGTTGCTTTGACGACACGTTGTAATTTGACTTGTAATGGCATCAATTCAAAAACCCCTTTGCTGAATAATTACATTCGTTTTATTTCACCTTAAACCCTATTTCGTGATCGACTCGTGCAAAGCTGCCTTTTGATGTTTGGATGATTGTCTTTCCGTGCTCTGGGACATCCAATACATGCGCTGTTCCTTCAGTACCATCTAAAACGATGATACGGATTTTCCCAGGCTCCATACTTTGCTGAATACTTCCTTCATGATTTTTAATTTCTTTGGGGTTGTACACCTAGACTCCTCCTGTGCTATGATAGAAGTACCAATTCGATTCATAAGCACTGAGGCATAAGCTTCAGTGTTTTTTTATATCCTTAGTACGGATTTTCCCAGCCGCTCATTGTGAACGCCGGAGAAGGCTTTAGTTCCTCTCGGTATATGATTGGATGTTTTTCGACATATGCTGCCAGTTCTTCCGGCGTCATCTTCCATTCCTTTACCGGTCCTGGTACGTAAGGATTGTTGTTGTTTTCTTGCATGTTGTTAACCTCCTGATTATTTGATTTAGGATCCATAGAAAAGCTACCTGTCATGACACAATCTCAGTTATAATGACTTCCACCCGCGGCTCTTCACTGTAAAACTTACTGACCTTCAAATCGACTACCTGACTATCATCCTTGTATATCAGATGGTTTAAAGCGTCTTTCACACCTTTTACATAGTTATCGACGTCCGGCTTTGTTACAGGGCGTAAAAGTCCTTTTTCAGCGTTCTCCTTTTTCATCTTGGATCCGGATACAGCTTTCGGCATCGGTCTGAATACTCTGACTTCCATTGCGACAGGACCAGTAATAACCTGCTTCGGCCGATGCTGAGATGCAACCAGTGCCACGTACTGCTTAAAATTTTTCGACTTTACAGGATCGTACATTCTAACCTTTCCGTTTTGAATGGATCCCCGCGGCCGTCCTTGTGCGATCGGCTCTCCGTAAACAATAAATTGAATAGAACTCAACAGCCTTTTACCTCCCGTCAATCTGTTCCCAATGCTTGATCTGCTTTTCCTTGTAAGGTGCAGTCAGTAATATAACTGGCAGCGCAGCAACTGCTTTAAGCACTTCTCACCAGCTCCATTTGCCTTATTTTCTCCTCCAGGATCCTAATCACCGGTGTGAGATCCTGTCCGCCTGTCTGTTCAGCCGGGCCGAACATATAAATCCCTCCGGATCCTTGAACGTTCGTTTTTAAGCTCATTCCCATTCTCCTAACCTATGATTTAATTGCATTCGGTCTCCCTTGATGATTACCGTATAATTACGGCACATCTGATGGATCCGAGATCCGAGCGCTTCGTCTATATCTAATAATGCTGCTGTATCTAATTCTGATGAAATCAGCAGTGGCTTGTGGTTCAGGTAGCGATAATTAACAACCGATTGGATCTGCTCAACCTGCCAATCTGTGGCCCGCGGTTCTCCCTTTACTGGTTTAAATAAATCGTCGATGAATAGAACGTCCGCTTTTCTCATTGCATCAAGCTTGGACTCTAGTTGGTCAAAGTTATCTCTTAAATTCCCCATCCCTTCAACGTAAGGGAAATACATGCAGTAAACAGATTTTTTCTTAATAAGGTTGTTCATGATTGCCGTTAATAGGTGCGTTTTTCCGCTGCCAGGCTGCCCAAGGAGGGCGATGCTGTTCGAACGTTCTCCTTTAACTTTTTGAAAATCCTTAAAGTATTCCATAGCGCACTCATATGCGTCTTTAATCATGTCAGGCTTGCCATCTGTAATGAAATTACCGAATAAGAGCATTTCAAATTCCTCGGTAATACCGCTGGCTTCCATAAGCCGGGCGATCTTTTTCTGTTTCACACACTTACATTGCTTAGAGTACGTGGTTTTCCACTCCCGGGCCTTATCCGGTAAGCACACTTTTCCTGCAAGGTAATCCTCTTCCCTCACCATTTGATCAGCGTTAAGACTCTCCATTGTTTTTTGTTCTTTTCTCAGCTGCCGTTCAGTATCTTGGTGAACCCGATAAACAATGATTCCTTTGTCCTTGCAGTCAAGGCAATCATATTCAACCTTTTTTTCTGAGACGGCCTGTTCCGCTGAAAATTGGGCTGATCTGTCCCGTAGTTTTTTGAGAATGCCCGCCATTGCCATGTCCGTACTTTGTGTTTTGTGAGCTATCATGCTGTTTTTTCTCCTTTCTCTTCTGCGTAAATGGATTTGATAGAACTGCTTCAATGTAATTTAAACCAACCTTGCTGCCCTTGTTCCTGAAAGCCTGTTTCATAGCCTCCATGACCTTCTCCTCGCCGTAATCTTCAACCATATAGCCAATTCGCTGAGCTTCAATTGGTCCGATAGTACGGGCAACTTTATTCTCGAATAATTCAAAGACATTTTTCACTTTTTCATCAACTTCCTTTCTTTCTTCCGACACCTGGACAAGGTCCTTCTTCTTGTTGTAATTGCCAAGCTGTATGTAATCCGCGTAATTCAGAACTGTAACAATAAAGCCGCGTTTTTGCGGCAGCCTGTCCAGTTTTAAATACTCCTGCTTGACCATTCTGTCTAACGAGTATTTGATCTGATCGGATGACCAATTAAAACGCTTTGCTAATTCCACAAGCTTAATGATTGTCTGACCGAGTTCTAAATCCTGATCCGCTCTATACTCTGCCCGTTTGAATAAATGATCGTATATTGTCTCATCCCGTGAATCTTTAAATGGCAGGCGGGGTAAAATGACATATCCTAGTCCTTGCGTATCCATATCGCTCACCTACTTCCTTTTACACACTGCTGTTAGAGCCTTAAAATCAATATCTGTTAATTCTAAAGATGGTTCATTCGTCTTCAGATAGTCCGTTACATACCGTGTATATAAGCCCTTCCTCATATCACGCCTTACTGTCTTAACCAGCCAGTAATAACAATGCGGAATCGGAACCTTAATTAAATCCTTTTCCATCAGCTGATCAGCTCCGAGAAATGAATGATACTGTTTAACTGATTTGTTGCACGGCAATATTTGCATCTCTCACACCGCTCCGGCTTTTCGCCGCCGTGTTTCACTTGCAGGATACGACCCATACGCTGCTCAATCTCTTCAAGCTCTACTTCCATTCGGCCCTTATCGATATTGATGACTGCTTTATCCGGCGGATCCTCTTTAGACACCCCCACGATAAGAGGCTCAAGCCACTCGTTACGCCCAGTCATACGCTTTTCCATTTCTGCGTAGAGCGCCATCTGTCCAATGTATCCGTATGCTTCGACAAACGAGCAATAGCCTATTTCCGGATTCCACACCTTTTCTCGAAGTGAACGGGTTGTTTTCAGATCTGCAAAACGGCTGCCGGCCGGGTTGTATACGTCCAGCTTGCCTTTCCACGGAACACCGAAAAGTTCAGCCGTTACGATAACTTCCTTTGCTCCTTGCAGAACGAACATACAGAGTTCGTCATGTTGAATCGCCTCAATCATCAGATCAGCTAACTGATATTGCTTGTACAGCTGGCCTTTTTGTGTAAAAAGTGATGGCGTGTTTCTCTTGAATTCATCAAATACCTGTTTCCCTTCAAGCCAGGCATGAACATATTGACCGAAGAGGAGAGCTTCTGAACCCGGCGACACCCATTCACCGTTAATCTTGGCCATTGTTGCCGCCTCGCATTGCAGAAAGCTCTTATATTGAGAATTTGACATGTAATATCTATCAATCTCGTTAGAATAGTAATTCTCCTTGTTTAGCGCCGGAATCATCCTCATCAGCAGGATCACCAGCCTTTTTCTTTTTTTCATCTGCCTTCTCAGCTTGCTCTTTTTGCTTTTTAAATTCTTCTTCAGCCTTTGACTTAGTCGCGCCTGTGGCCTTGATATTGAAGTAATCCTCTTTTTTTGCCATCCCATCACGAAGGGACGTGTAAATGCGTCCAATTTTCAAGAAATCTTGTTCAGTGAAAGCATCGATCGCATTGCCGATGTATTCCTGGATCATATCTTTTGTAACGCCAAACTCTTTTTTGAAAAGAGATAAAGCGTTTCTGAGACGATCCTCCAAAGGTTCTTTATGACCGCTGATTAATGTTTGCTGACACATATCAACAGCAGCATCTACGATATCGCCCGGAATTACTCCAAGTATGCAGGCACGCAACCGGCGTGCGCCTTGATTGGCAACCATTTCATAAATATCCCTTGGATCATCAAGCTTTGTAATAGCACCGCGTGCTTTCCGTTCATGCTTAACCGTGAAAATCTTGGTTTGACGGGTATTCGTTTCGAGGTCCCAGGCATAAGCCATGACAGACGATTCTCCTGCCTTCTGTTCCAATTCCATAATCCCGTAATCAATGTTCCCCCAGTTCTGCGCCAACGCTTCAGCAAGACGTATAGAAGGACCGGATACTTTTGATCCGCCTCGCGGATATTCATACACCGCGTTCTCGGCCAACAGTCTTCGTTCACATGCTTTCTTAATCCGATCGAACGCCGCGTATACATCCCGCGGGAATTTCTTAGCAATGACCATAGCAGCCTGTACCTCTTGAGCTTGGCGACTGACCATAGCTTCGGTAGTCACGTTGGTTGCCTGTTGAGGTGCCGGCATATAATCTGAGTAATCTACCTGAGACAATCCATTCATTTTGCTGCCACCTTTCTCAAATAAGCTTCTGTGCCGCGCCTCTGCCATTCTCGGTATGCGTCCATTGACGGAAAACTGAATACAGGACGGCCATACTTATCAAATGTAATTGAACCGCCAACCTGACTTAAACGTTCCTGATCGTCCGCCCGGTCGCTGAATGACACTGTAATTGATTTTTCCATTTATAAAACCTCCATTGTTTTCTATGAGGCGTTTTGATATAATTAGGTTCCAATCAATATTTCAAAACGCCTTACGAAGTCCACTTTGCCGAGTGGGCTTTTTTATTGCGCTGTTTGAAATTCAAAACCAAGCTGCTCCTTTAAGTACCGTTCAAGATTATCCCTCAAAATTACCTCGCCGCTGTCGATTACATAATCATCTGTTGGCATTATGATGTCCCCAAAAAAATCCTTTTTCATTTCAGGTTCTGACGTTTTATCGTGCCAGTTGTTCAAAACCATTGGATTTTCAATGTTCATTGCGAGCACCTGCTTATTACAGTTAAATTAATACCTCGCTGCTGCATTTTCATAGCTACATCGTACAAACGACCTTTGTTTGCTAACCGGTTAATATCCTCCGTCAAAACTTTTATGCTTCCGGCTAAGCTAATGGCCTCCTCGTAATCACCATCACGCAAGGCCTCACATAGCATAATCGCCAATTCTTCTGCTGAATCCACTTTCCGTTTAGCAGCTTCTAAATCTGATGTAAGAAATTGATTGTTGTTCATATCGTAATTGCCTGCCTCTCCTCGTGTTTTGCCATTGCTACTTGATCAACTAGCGCTTTTCTTGTCCACCTATCCGCTAGTTCTTGTATCTTTAAACCGTGTCCGCGGGCTAGTGAATAAATGAGTGTCTTGTTTGCTGGGATAAGATCGAAAATCTGTTTAATATCACCCATTGGCAGTTCACCTGCCCTCCTACCCGGCCTATCACTTGCCAGCCAACGGGCTAGATGTTTTGTTGCTTCCAAGGCCTCTTCCAACTGATGGACCATATTGATTACCGCGGCACTTGCACTTTCATTCAATGCAGGATCAATGGGCGCAGCCGCTGTTGGGTGCAGACGGAAAAGATAATGCACGAGATCAATATGTTCATAGGCTTCACATACTTCAAACCACTTAATGCATAGTTCAGGAGTGAGTTTGCTAAAGCCATTTTCCACATCAGAAACATATCGTTGATCCTTTCCCCCAATTAAATTACCGATTTGATACTGTGCAAGGCCCGCCGATTTTCGGACATCACGCATAATCTGCGGTAAATTTCGCAAATTGTATGGGTTGTTCTCCATATGTTTGCCTCCTGATATATTCAGTTTTTTACTGATAAAATTTAAGTAATGAAAACACTAACTCGCCTGTTGCTTTTTCAACTTGTTAATGATGTAGGCTTGTCCCTTTGGTGTAATCTTCATTGTGAGCCACGTTTTTGACTTTCCGCTTACTTCTCGAACTCCCTGTGCTACTTCAAAGTAACCGCGGTTCACATATTCTTGATAAGGCTCATTTTTGTTGGAGAAGATCATCTTCCAATCTCGTAATTTCTGAAACAACTGCCTCTCACCAATAACAATGCCTTGTTTTGATGCAAGTTTTGCAACTTCTCTGACCAGCAGGGATTTTTCAGACGCCATACACGATTCAGCAAAACTGACCAACGGCTCCTGAATCCTCAATGTTTGTTCAAGCTGTTGCCGTTCTTCCTGTTCGGTGATCCATCGCTTTGCTCGGCTGACTGGATCATCAATCATATAAGACGGCTGCTTTAGTTTCTGAAGCTCATTTTCCATTCGGTTAAACTCCGAAATATACTTTTCTTTAAACAGCGCTGCCTTTGCACCTGTGTAACCAAAAACTAAGAATGTAAGACCGTCACGCTTGATGAGATATTTTTTATAAGTGCGATTCCTATTGTCCTTATATTCAACCTCCCCAAAATTGTGGAGATTAAATTCTTTACTAGAATCAAGGTTTTTAATATCACGTAAAACATGATCATGACGCTTTCCGAATACCTCAGCAACAGTCAGGCTATCGGTTACAACTTGATCGCCTTCAATAAAAACAAGTTGATTCATGCAGTTGCCCCCTTACGGAAATACTGAGTATTTTCTTCCACCCAACGAGTATTTCTTTCAATCCATTTAAAAAGCAGCTGGGTTGGAATTTTCTTGCCGAACTCATCATTTACCGGGAAATCAGGTCGCGACATGAGTTCAGACATTTTTGTTTGACCGCATCTGAGTACTTTCATCGCTTCTTCTCTGGTTAAGATGTGAGGAAGCTCATTCAATGCCCCTAGCCGCTCAACCAACATATCTGTTGCCCTATCAGCAATTTTTGCTGCAATTTGATCAATGAAGTTATCGTCGTATTGCATGGTAAACATATTTGGTACCTCCTATGCTGTGTTTGATTTTTGATCACTACTCAAAACGCGTACTGAATCATCAAAAAAAAGAGTCCATTTAAAATCCAGAACATTAGCGATAGCTTTTGCTGTCGGAACTCGTGCATTTCTTTCACCTTGTTCTATAGACGCGTACGTTGTTCGAGCAATATTAGCTTTATTTGCAACTTCTTTCTGTGTCAGGCCCTTTGATAAACGTATATGCTTTAACCAATTCCTTTGATTTACTTTAGAAGCTATGTCTCACACCTCCAATACTCATAACGTGTCGTTGTTTTAAATATACTACTCATTACGAGTCCTGTAAATACTTTTTTAAAAAATATTACTCATTTTGAGTAATTACATATACTACGCTTATTGTGGAGTTATAATATTGTTAGTTCCACAAAACGTGGGAGGCGATAAATTTGAATTTTTCTAATCGACTTAAAGACCTTAGAGTTGATAAAAGACTAAAACAGCAAGAAGTTGCGGATAAATTAGGAATTGCTAGAACAACCTATGCTTCATATGAACAGGGAAAAAGAGAGCCGGATCACGAAACACTTATTAAAATATCTGATTTTTTTTGTGTCTCCATAGATTACTTGCTAAGAGGTCAAGAGTACTACCAAGATAAAGCTAAAGAACTCCGTAAGCAGAATAATGTTCGTTTTGATAATGTCGAAGGACAGGAACTGATGACGGAGGATGAAAAAGATAAATATCTTGCAGATGCTCTAAGGCGACTTGATGGAATTGAAAAAATGATTGCAGAGAATTTCAAAAACAAAAAAGAGGAAAAGTAATTATTCTTTATTGTTTATTAAGTTATTTCTGTTTACTAATAAGATCGGAACTTGAACCGAAATGCAAATGAACCCGATCCGAAAGGATAATTTCACCATGTTCCTAATCCCTTATGGTTCAAGGGCTTTCAATCTTATTCTCATCTGAAACTGATCCGGACTTGAACGGAATCTCATCAGTAAAAATCGAGTCGTTGAGAAAAGTCCTTTTTTTAAAATTTTGATTAGCCCTTTTAGGGCTTTTCTTTAAACAAAACACCAGAACATAAGTTCTTTTTCAGAATGCATCAACTCTCCTCCCCCTACTTATTAATTTCATTTGTATTTAAAACAACTCCTATACTTAGTCTAAGAGGTGAAAGAATGTATACCAAAGAATTAATCAAGGGTAAAAAATGGTTAGCAGTTGGAGAAGGCCCTCGTGACCCAGTCACCGGCAAACGAAAGCAAATTCCGCGGCGGGGCAAAACAAAAAAAGAAGCCGAGCAAAGAGTCCGTGATGCAATAGCAGCTTTAAATGAAGATGGCATCGATGAATCAAGAGTGAAAAAGGTAACTTTTGATCAAGTCGCAGCCGAATGGCTGGAAGAGTATATGTTAACAGGGAAGAAAAAGAACACTGTCCGAATCAGACGAGAAGAGATAAAAATATTAAATGCCTACATTGCCAAATCTATCATCAATAAAATAACCTTGAGACAGTATCAAAAAATACTTAACAAACTAGCAGAACAAGGGTATTCACAAAGCACTATGAATGGAGTACATACGACAGCAGGCATGATATTTAAGTATGCTGTTAAAGTAAAGTTTCTTAAAAGCAATCCTATTGCAGATGCTATAGTGCCTAAAAAAAGAATAACCGTTGAAGAAATTGAAAATAACAACATAGCTGAAAAATACCTCGAAAAATCGGAGATCGAGGAATTTCTTTTAGCAGTTAAAAATCACGGTTTACACATGGATCTGGAACGATTTTATTTACTTGCTTTTTCAGGTATGCGATCCGGGGAGTTATGTGCCCTCAAATGGTCTGACATCAATTTCGAAACAAAAGAACTCCGGATAACTAAAACCATTTATTCAGAAAGTAATAACATGAGAGAGTATGAATTAACTCCACCCAAAACACCTGGATCAATTCGAACAATTGCTATAGACGATCAAATTATAGCCATGCTGAAAGCATATAAAACGAAAGTGAAGAAGATGCATTTGCAATCACAAACAAAATTATCTGAGTACCATAATGAAAACTTTATTTTCGCAAGAGCAAACGGGTACCCTTACCTGCCAAAAAGCATCATATACCGGATGGAAAGAATTCTAAAAAAAACATCCATAAAAAAACATGCGACTCCTCACATATTCAGACACTCACATATCAGTATGTTAGCTGAAGCAGGTGTCGATATTGCGACTGTGATGAAAAGAGTCGGCCACGATGATGTGAAAACAACAATGAAAATCTATACCCATGTTACAAATAAAATGAAAGAGGATGCCTCACAAAAAGTTCAGCAAACTTTCGGAAGCATCCTCGATCTCGGGATTTCATAA